GGTGTGTTCGTGTTGATGCCCACGTTCGAAGTCGTCGTGTCCACGAAAAGGTTGGCTGTACCGACCTCAAGGTTTGAAGAAATCACTACGTCTCCTGAAAAGGCTTGGACATTCGTCTGTGCCATTTATAAGTACCGAACAATTTTTTTGGGGTTGGACGAAGCGTTTAATATCCAAACGTGATTTGATTTGTGGAACCCTCGATGATATTTGTCACTGCACCACTCGCATGGGCTGAGATGTATTCGATGAAAATATTGTAATTACCAGCAGCTGCCATATTCGTTGTTGGTGCGAGGGCTACAGTTGTGGTAGTAGCAGCAACTGCAATGTTCCATGGATTTGTACTCGCACTACCAAATACACTGGTAGGACCTTTTGCGATGGTGAGAGGTGTCCCACCCACCCAATTACCACCACCACACTCCATCGAGAGTGTACTGACTTCATCATCACTTTCAATGAGATGTGCTACAATCTTGGCATAGAAGACGTGGGCAGAAAATGTAATTTTAATTGTGGAATTCGCAATAGTTTGTTCACTATCGAGAGCTCCTGTAAAGGAGTAGGTCTTCTTTGTCACCTGTCCAGTATTGGTGATGAGACCCCCAGTGACATAGGCGCGTTCCCCGACGAACACATCCTTCGCAATACCGACACCACCAGCTACCTTGAGAGCACCTGTAGTTGATGAAGTCGCCTCTGTCTGGTCAGTTACATTGACCGTCGCAGCGTAAATACCCTTAGCAACCCCAAGACCACCAGAAACGATGACAGCACCTGCAGTGTTTGAAGAAGCTTCTGTATGATCGGTCACATTGACCGTCGCCGCGTAAATACCCTTAGCAACCCCAAGACCACCAGAAACGATGACAGCACCTGCAGTGTTTGAAGAAGCGACGGTTGTATCTAGGATAACTACACTGTTGGAGACGATGTCCTCCACAAAGATGTCTTTACCGTGAATATTTTTGGTGACCCCCAAACCACCAAGAACTTGGAGCGCACCTGTGGTTTTAGAAGTAGCATCTGTTTGATCAGTTACATTGACCGTCGCCGCGTAAATACCCTTAGCAACCCCTATACCACCAGAAACGATGACAGCACCTGCAGTGTTTGAAGAAGCGACGGTTGTATCTAGGATGACTACACTATTGGAGACGATGTCCTCCACGAATATGTCTTTACCGTGAATATTTTTGGTGACCCCAAAACCACCAAGAACTTGGAGGGCACCCGTGGTTTTAGAAGTAGCATCTGTCTGATCCGTTACATTGATTGTTGCTGTGTAGATACCCTTAGCAACCCCAAGACCACCCGAAACGATGACAGCACCTGCAGCGTTTGAAGAAGCGACGGTTGTGTCAAGTACAACTACACTGTTGGAGACGATGTCCTCCACGAAGATGTCTTTACCATGAATATTTTTGGTGACCCCCAAACCACCAAGAACTTGGAGCGCACCAGTGGTTTTAGAAGTAGCATCTGTGTGATCCGTTACATTGATTGTTGCTGTGTAGATACCCTTAGCAACCCCTAAGCCACCCGAAACAATTACAGCACCTGCAGCGTTCGAAGAAGCGACGGTTGTGTCAAGTACAACTACACTATTGGAGACGATGTCCTCTACGAAGATATTTTTGCCGTGAATATTTTCAGATACACCGAGACCACCTACAATTTGTACAGCACCGGTGGTTTTAGAAGTAGCATTTGTAGCATCCCAAACCTTCGTGATACCACCGACATTAAGGTTTTCTTCGGTACTTATACCACCTTTCACCTTGACAGCACCAGTTGTCGCAGAAGTTGAAGTGGTACTATTTGTTATAGTCGCAGAAGCACCGAAAATACCCTTAGCTACACCTAGACCACCAGAAAGGGTTAGACCACCAGATGTGTTAGAAGAAGCCTCTGTTATACCGGTTATCTCAAGAAATCCATTTATACGGCAATCCAAAGTGTTAGCCGTGTTCATAGTTATCACCGTATCTTGAGCACTTTTAAGAGTATGCCCAACTTCAAATGTGGATTCAGAAAAGTCGTATATCAGTGCGACATTACCTTTATTTGCTAATGGGTTATGCATGATAAAACCGAGGTCAGTTCCACTATCGTTATTTTTACCAAGTTCAATTATAGGATCTGCTATAATAAGAGTATTTGCATTAACAACTGTTGTATTCCCAGTAACAGTTAAGTTACCAGTTAAAGTGAGATCCCCACAATGTAAAGCTCCAGCAACACCTAGACCACCTGCAACCTTGAGAGCACCAGAAGTCTGATTGGTAGATAGTGTGGTGTCTGTAATAGTAACACTATCAGCTTCAACATCTTCAAAATTTGCATGTTTAGCATAAATGTTTTTAGTAACCCCTAGACCACCCGCAATGATTACAGCACCTGTATTAGTAGCATCAGAATCAGTTTGATCAGTCACATTAATTGTAGCGGCATACACACCCTTAGCAACACCAAGACCACCAGAAACGATTACAGCACCTGCAGCGTTAGATGAAGCCTGAGTTGTGTCAAGTACAACTACACTATTGGAGACGATGTCCTCCACGAAGATGTTTTTACCATGAATATTTTTGGAAACCCCAAGACCACCAGAAACAATTACAGCACCAGTGGTTTTAGAAGTTGCATCCGTTTGGTCAGTTGCATTAACTGTGGCAGCATAAACACCCTTAGCAATACCAAGACCACCCGAAACAATTACAGCACCTGCAGCGTTCGAGGAAGCCTGAGTTGTGTCAAGTACAACTACACTATTGGAGACGATGTCCTCCACAAAGATATCTTTACCATGGATATTTTTGGTCACCCCTAAGCCACCGGAAACGATGACAGTCCCTGTGGTTTTAGAAGTAGCATCCGTTTGATCAGTTGCGTTGACGGTAGCACCGAAAATACCCTTAGCAACCCCAAGACCACCTGAAATGATTGTAGCACCAGTAATGTTAGAAGTTGATTGGGTTGTGTCTAGGGTGACTACACTATTGGAGACGATGTCCTCCACAAAGATGTCTTTACCGTGAATATTTTTGGTGACCCCGAGACCACCCGAAATGATTACAGTACCAGTTGTTTTAGAAGTAGCATCTGTCTGATCAGTTGCGTTGACGGTAGCACCGTAGATCCCCTTAGCAACCCCAAGACCACCCGAAACGATTACAGCACCTGTGGTGTTTGAGGACGCTTGGGTTGTGTCAAGTACGACTACACTATTGGACACGATATCCTCCACAAAGATGTCTTTACCATGGATATTTTTGGTCACCCCGAGACCACCAGAAATGATTACAGTACCAGTTGTTTTAGAAGTTGCATCTGTCTGGTCAGTTGCGTTGACTGTAGCACCATAGATACCCTTAGCAACCCCAAGACCACCCGAAACGATTACCGCACCTGCAGCGTTAGACGAAGCTTGGGTTGTGTCAAGTACAACTACACTATTGGAGACGATATCCTCTACGAAAATATCTTTACCATGGATATTTTTGGTGACCCCGAGACCACCGGAAATGATGACAGTCCCCGTGGTTTTAGAAGTAGCATCTGTTTGGTCAGTTGCATTGACTGTAGCACCGAAAATACCTTTTTTCACACCAAGACCACCTGTAATTTGTACGGCACCAGTTGCATTAGAAGAAGCTTGTGTTACATCAGTCACGGTAAGACTGTCAGCCTCAACATCTTGGAGGTTAGCATGTTGTCCGAAAATTTTCCCGGCAACCCCTATTCCACCCGCGACTATGAGTGCACCAGTGGTTGTTGTAGTAGAGTCAGTTGTAGAACTTACATACACATTCCCAACAACGTGTAACTCTGCATGTGGATTCAATGTTTTGATACCAACTTTACTATCCACTGAGTCGACATATATGGTACCACTATCCACCGTGAGATCACCGCTTATACTCGTATTTCCTGAGACGACTAAGATATTGGAACCAAACTCATCAACATACAAATTTGAACCGACATCAAGAGTGTGCATTGGGTCAGTGTTCAAAATACCAACATTAGCTTCTGTGTAAAGACGACCATATACGTGCACATTGATATCTTCGGAAGTTAGGGGTGTGATGACATGACTATCAGCACTACTTTCGGTGAAACCCATCACGATTTCTTTAGAGGATTCTACAAATCCGATAGTTACATTGGAATTGGGGCGTGTCATGATGAGACCCAAATCGAGTGTTGTATCACTAGATGTATTGTTTTGACCCAACTCGATGATGGCATCTTTAATTTTGAGATTTTCTGTGGTTATCGATGTCACACCGCCATTTACAGTGAGATTACCATCCAATAAAACGCCACCAGATATGACAAGTACATTCGAACCTGTGTCACTAACGTATAGGTTTGAACCCACACTGAGAGTGTGACCTGGCGAAGCATTTGCGATACCTACATTCGATTCAGTGACCAAAGAAGTTGTGTTACTCACAAATCGTACGACGTATGATGATGTATTACCTTGAGAAGTTGTAGCTTCAAGACCAGTATTACCAATGATATCTTGGGCTGCTTGACCAGATTCAACTAGTTCTTTTGTTATCGTGTTATACATCATGAGTACAATTTCAGCCTTTGAAGTATAGGTATCATCAAATCGCACGGGTGTTATATATATAGCACCAGCATTAGATGTATCGATGGCGGTATTACCCGCATTTAGAACAATCGTATTCTCACCCTGGTCTTCCGTACAATTTTTACCAAACCGGATTTTTGTGGATCTCTCCACCGTCGGCAATGTCTTGACCATTTAATATAGATTAGTATTTTAATTTGCATACAGGAGACCTGCCATACCATTTTCGATGCGGAGGATGTTATAATTCACCGCGTATATAGGGTCGTTTATAGGCATGGACTCACTCATGATCTTTACTGAGTCTAAGCGACTGAAGTTGAGAGTGCCTGTAGGTTGGAGGGAACTTGTTGAGAGGCAGAAACAATAGAGAAAGAAGTCTGGGGAAGTCACAAAGTTTGTGTGGTAATAGCTCGTGACATCAATGAAATGTGGTTTACCCCACTTATAATTACCGACATCAAGTCCGTTGATGTTCAATTTGACTTTATTCGTGGGTGAAGTAAGTGCACCATTGGTCGTGGTGTCTGAAGATGCGAGGTACTTAATTGGGTGATTGAAACTCAAATCTTGTGTAAGACTCCGTGATGCGATGTTCTTTTGTACTTGGGTGATGAGAAGGTCATGCTTTCTTGAAGCAATGTTACCACGCTCCTGATTATCGAGATAGTAATAATTCGCAAAGCACTCTATATTATAAGTAGAGGCTGCAGTCGCCCAGTGAATTCGTATTTCGACGTTATGATAATTCAGGGCTACAAGGGGGAGTGCACATTTGGGTCCTTCACAAAAGAAAAAGCGCAGGGGGTAGAAATAAGAACGGGCACTTACACCGGGGTGTGTACCATTCGAACTCTTGGAAACATTTTGAGCGAACGTATCGATAGCAATTTTTTCGGTGAAGATTGCATCTTGAGTATCCACGAGGGATCCACCGATATAAAGTTCAACTTTATCGATGATCGTGTCCCATCGTTGGATATCTAGGGCTTGGGTGGTATCATCGAGTGTAAAATATACATGCCCGAGAAGGTCTCCAGATCGTTCGAATTGAACACTGGACATCGAATTGTTTTTCACCGCTCCATGGATTGTTTGTTTTTCAATGGATTGTGAAAAATTAGCATGCCTTTTGAATGTTGAACTAAAGAAAGAAATTTCAGGTTCACCAGTGATGTATTCATCCTGGGCACCGATTGCAATCAATTGAACAATACCAGCTGACATGGTATACTAGTATAAGGGGAGAAAATTACATATTAGGTTTTCTACACACGAAACGGAGAACTAGAAAGTTATCTTTCGCGGGAGTTGAGGGAACAATGGGGACTCCATTTTGATTTCGGATGGTTACATTTAACCGATCTACACGACGAATTGGATCAATATATTGTGTTACAATTGGGTATTCATCTTTATAGTTAATAACGAGATCTTCAGACTTTACAATACTCGCGAATGAATTGCGAATAATACTAAGGGGAGCCTGTCCATCGTACACATTAGAGGTTCGGTCACTGAAAATCGAATCAAGTTGATCGATAGATACATAACAGTGTTCGGTGGCGACATTAGAATTAATACGAGCGGCAAAAAGTCTAGCCTGAACAACATTCTTCAGTGGCTGGTTGAGAAAGCATGTGAATGTATTCGCACTCTCCTGTCCGATAGTGTCAACTGTTATAGTATGATACTCGTAATTGAGATCTGGAATTGTCTCAGTGGGAGAAGTAATGAGAGCCATTTATAGTTAGCTTAGATTAAAGATCCACCGATTCCATCCTCAATCGCGTACCCAGCATGGTCGGCGACGAGCTTTTGGGCACCGCATAAACCACCTGGGGTGAGACCCATCGAATAGACTTCATCATCCTTACCACCACCGGCGACACAGTTAATGTTTGACTTGAGATCAAAGATTGACGCCTCACTCACAGTCTTGATCCTGATTGGCCTGGGTTGATAAGCACTCGCATTACGGGTAAGCGCGAGGGCGACGATCAGCAGGATCATAACAATTATGGAAGTAATCCCATTACGGTTCGCTTGGTTTAGCTTGAACATTTATTATATGTATACATTTTTTTAAAGTGCGTTAAAGATATTTTTTTTAGTTTCTACATAGAGAGTAGATGGACGAAGAAATTATTCTCGACCGAGGAAATACTACTGTGATGAAATTAGATGCTGATGAGCAGGCTCTGATGGATGAGATTGAGATATCGGCTCCTCGTCGCAGACCTGTACCACGACCTGGTCAGACGGCATACCGCCCCCCACCTCAGCAACATCAAGAGGCTATGGATGCTTTTGTGAATCCTAATAAACAATCTGCCCCTCCTCAACCTCAGCAGGATGAGGAGATTGACTATGGTGAGGATGAACCAACTTTTTATGACGATGAACCCATGGAAGGTCCAGGATCCCAAGAGGATCAGCCTTCTAAGGGGTACACCTCGATTGACGAAGAAAAGTCAGACCTCATCAATAAACTTGGTCGTCTGGAGAAGAAGGGATTTGCAGTGAACAAAAGACTCAACGCCTATTCCAATGTCGATGAGTTGAGGTCTGAGGTGAAGCGAATTACCTATAGCATCGATGTGGAACAGTCAGTACGCTTCTCCCGGCGTATGTTGATCGCATGTGTGACTGGTTTAGAGTTCCTCAACAAGAGGTACAACCCCTTCGAGGTTCAACTCGAGGGTTGGTCTGAATCTGTCATGGAAAATGTTGATGACTATGATGGTGTCTTTGAGGAACTCTATGTCAAGTACCGCTCCAAGGTGAGTGTCGCACCAGAGGTCAAGATGATCATGATGTTAGGTGGTTCGGCGATGATGTTCCACCTCACAAACAGTATGTTCAAGTCGGTCATGCCCAACATGAACGATGTGATGAAACAAAATCCAGACCTCGTCAAGAATATGATGTCAGCCGTGCAGAACACTACTCGCGCCCCAGAAGGCTCTGCAGATGGTGCCCCTGTCGGTGGTACCGGCAATTATGAGATGCAAGGACCTGGGGTGGACATTTCAAGCCTTATGGGTGGTATCATGATGCCCCCACCACCACCCATGAACACGACAATGGTTACTCCCATGACTGAGAGTGTCGCCGAGGAGGACGATGTATCTGATATTGTTTCTATTTCGGGTGACTCCACAGGTGGTGAGGTCAAAGAGATAAACTTCGGGGCTACTACCAAACCCAAACGGACTCGCCGAAAGAAGAAGACGGAAATTAATCTCTAATTACTATATAAATGATAGCGTACTGTCCGCTGGAGGAACTGGAACCTCCCAGCAGGACACAAAAGTCTATTGCAGAGCCAGAAGAGATCAAAGAGGATATGCCTCAGATTGGTCTCGAAGAAACCGAAATGAATTACGTCATCATGGCATTCATCGCCGGCGTAATTATATTAGCCGTCTCTGATGCCACCAGGGCGTAAATGTTGAATCTACCGCGGGGTCTCACCCCCTCGTAGTAAATTTAGTATGTAAAGGTTTTCTTAGATTCACTATCATTATTGAATTTTATCGTCGTGAGTTTCCCGTTTACAGAAGAAAGGAGTTCGACGTGTATATCGTATGCGAATTCTTGTCCCGATGCTGCACCATCAGCTGGTAAGACTGTAATCTTATTTGCTGTTGTCG